AGTACATGTAATCGGTCTAGCATTTCATGGTAATGAAACTGGTCTAATTTATCTTTGGCACTCATATTATTATATTGATCCTTTTTCTGTAATTTTAAGTCCTTCATTTCGGTCAATAAATAACCATTCGCAATCTATTAATTCAAATTCGTTTAAGTGTTCAATAACTTCTGACGCTTCGAAACAAGAGCATGAATAAATGTCAAATTGAAACATTGCTGGTTCTTGTTTATCCCAAACATGTATTGCAGCATGTGATGTTGCTAGAGTTACGGTTCCGGTAATACCTTCGTTTCCAGGTTCATCAACATAAACTGATGTTGGACCGGCAACTACTACCATTCTAACTTTGTTAACTAATTCTTTAAACCATTGGTTTAAAATTTCTTCTGATTTTGGCGGATTTTTGATATGCCCCTTAACCAAAAGGTGCAAATGATTTGGCGTAAACATATAAAACTCTACTAATTTTGTTTTATATATTTCGACTTAGTTTGTCCGTATTATGTTGTTTTATTATCAGTTGCGATCATTCTTTGGATATACTGATCGACTAATCGGCTAACTGCTTCTGGCTTATTGTCTGATGTAAATTTAACCTTGATTTTTGCCATGCCAGAATTATTATTTCTTGTAGCACCTGAATCTACTTCAATTCCGCCAAGATTATGTTTATAACCTTTCTTTTTAAATAGACCTAAGATCGATCTTTTAACCTGAGAAACTGGATCTGTCGAATCTCCAAAAACTAATCTTGCTTCAAATTCTATATCTAACTCATTGAGTCCAATTGATGAATGATCTGCTAAAATATAGAGAGGAACCGTAACAGTCTTTTCTCCTACTTTAAAATCTACCGTCTTTGGAACTCCATCATCAAAATAGTTGGCTAGAGAATTGATGTGTTGTTTTTCACTAATTCCCTGTGCAACCATTGCTGCTTCTAACAGACCGCCAAGAAGTTCTTCAATATTTAATTTTGCCATTTGACTTAATTATTTTAGGGTTATACACAAAAAAACCCGATTGTTTCCAATCGGGTTTAGTTATTAGTTTAGGTTTTAAACTAAAAATTATTAACCTTGCTCTGGATCTTTAGCCGGAGGAATATCGGTTGGTTCTAACATTTGAGTTAAATAATCAGAAAGTTTTAACATTCCCTCAGTTGGTGGTAATTGCTCAGCGTGTACTTTTACATTATACTTAGCTGAATTATCAGTGCTTCTTGTATTCTCTTTATGAGTTGCAACGCTTCCTGACATATTAACTGAGAATTTCATACCCCAAAATCCACCTGATGCTTCTGCACTTATAGATGCACTTGAATCTGTTGAATCTTTGTTAATTTCTGATGTTTTAACCTCCATTGTAAATTCAATATCAGCTGAAGTAATAGCTAGTGAAGGAAGTGGAACTAGAGGTAACATTGGAACTTTAGAGTATAAAGTTTTAATTGTTTTTTCTCCAGTTTTAGTATCTGTTACTGCTCTTTGCATTTGTACGTCTAATGAACGTGCAGTTGTTGCACCGTCTTTGTCTGTTACGAATGCTACTTCGCTGATGTATTTCCATGTTACATCATTTAGTTTTGCTTGACCTTTCGCCATTCCGACGATTGGTGAAACGATAAGGTCCTCAATAGGTAAACCGGTAAATTGAGATGCGATTGATTCTGCCATAATTTAATTTTTGTTTTTTGTATTATTATAGTATATATCTAATGATTTATCCAAATTTGACTGAACCATTATACTGTTTTTTAATGTCTTCAATTTCTTGTAGAGCTTCCCTGAATGATTCTACGATTTCTTCGCTTACTGCAAAATTAAATACAGTTTGGCAATTTGGACAAACTGACATAGGATTCTTAACAATAAAATCTAATGTTATTCCTAGAGGTGTTTGACAACTTGGGCAAGGTAAGGCCATATTAGCTTATTTTAATATCCGTAGACTCGATTAATGTATATGTGAATGCGTTTCCGTGAATTGCTTTGGCCTTATTAATAAGTCCCATAAATTCATTAAAATCTTTTATTCTTTTAAATACTTGACATCCTTCTGACCAGTTTTCTACATAAGCAGATTCGGTTTTCGGGTTAGATCTGTGTCCATTAATTCCAAAAATACCTTCTTGTATGATAGTTTCATTAAAAGTCATATCCTTGTTTTTATCACGGTATACTTTTACTGGAGCAACTTGTCTCATTGCCTCGTATTTACCTTGATGTAGACCAACGGCCCACATTCCTCTATATTGTCCAGGTACGACTCTTGCAACTCCATTTGGATTTGAAAATTCTTTAACTGCCTTTGTTCCAGGATCGGTTGTAATTGCCCATTGATAGAATTTCCAAACACCACCTTCTTTAAAAGATAGCGTCATAAAATCATCAAAGACATTAGTTACTTTGTCAGCAATTGCAGCGGCATTATTTCTAACACCTATGATATTAACATCATAACTTTTATTTGCATCGTCATTAAACCATACATATCCTTTTGCTCTAATAGCTGCTTCGATTTGTTCTTTAGTGTACATATATTATTACTTTGATTTTAATTCGTTTATTGCATCTTCAACATACTTGTCTCTCTGTCCTTGTAGATATTGAATTCTGTCTAGCATGATTTGTTTATCATCCTTTATTGTTTGCTCAGTATAGGCTTTTTGTGCTTCATATAGTTTTTGCCAATAGGATACGCGCTCTTCCATCATTTTACCTTGATACCAAATTACGGCTAGCATAATTACAATCGTAAAAGATTGCTCTTTTAATTTACTAACGAATACGTCTATAAATCCTTGAGTTGGTGTTTGGTTCTCTGACATTATGAAAAATATAGATTTGCTTCAGCAGTTCTGCGTCTAGTTAAACCTGCAAGTGCTTTACCACCCGCTTTGTTCCATTTTAAAAACTCAGCTCTAATAGTTGGATCGTTTGGATTAGCATTAACTTTTTTAAGTAGAGTGCTAGATTTTAGATTAGCAGGTCCTAAATTGTAACAAAAACTTACAAGTGCGTCAAATTGATTTTGATTAATCGTATCAATACAGTATGCGTCAACATATTGTTCAAAACTAGAAAGGGACCATGATAATAATTCTATTGCACGGCCTTCTGTAATAATCGGATCTTTTAAAGTTACTTTTGCTTTATTTTCATAGAACGTGTTTCCGTATCCGATTGTTGGTACATTTGCTGGGCACAAGTACGGTTTTAAGTACAGTCCCTCAAATGATTTAATTAAGTCTAGACCTTTTTGGCCTATTTTAGTAATTTTTGCCATAGTTGATTGTTATATTTTTATATTTATCAATATTATAGAGAGAAAGACTCTCCACACCCACATGTACGACTTGCATTTGGATTTACAAATTGAAATCCTTTACCATTTAGACCATCGGAAAATTGTAATTCTGTACCGAACAAATATAAAAAACTTTTGGTATCTACTAATATTTTTAATCCAGTATCTGCTTCGATTATATTATCACCTGCTTCGATCTTATTATCAAAGTCCATGGTATAAGTTAATCCACTGCATCCTCCTCCTTTAACACCAACTCTTAAATTATGGGTTTCTGGTGTTACACCTTGTTCCGCCATTAATGAAATAACATGGGATAATGCCTTTTCTGTTATTGTAATATCCATGATGTAGTTGTATCGTTTATTCTATCTCAGCATCAAATACGATTGCCTTTGATCCTTGCTTTTGTCTATAGTCTTTTATTGCTTCTTTAATAGCATCTTCTGCTAATACTGAACAGTGAATTTTAACCGGTGGTAGGGATAGTTCCTCTACCAATTCCATATTATCCATTTTAATTGCATCATCTATCGACATTCCTTTTAACCATTCAGTTGCTAATGAAGATGCTGCGATTGCCGAACCGCATCCAAATGTTTTAAATTTTGCATCAGTTATGATATTATCATTAACTTCTATTTGTAATCTCATCACATCACCGCATTCAGGTGCACCCACTAATCCAGTACCTACATTGGATTTAGATTTATCTAAAGTTCCTACATTTCTTGGATTATTAAAATGGTCTATTACCTTATTTCCGTATGCCATATATTAGTTTTGTGTATTTTCTACCGCTTCGTCTGTTGTTTTATTAGAAGTTGCGTCTTTAATTTGTTTTTTAATCGCTGTAAATTTATCAACTGAAGATAATCCAAGACAACCAAAGGCAAGTAATGCTACTGCGTTAATAATCGTATCATTTAAAATTATATCGGTCTTTTTTAAACTAGTATAAATTAAAACGAAGATTAATGCTAAACTGGATAAAATTCCAATTACTCTTTTTGAAGATGGAGATCCATTTTCATCAGATGCAAGTTTATGTAACCATTCTAGGATTTTTGGTATTGGATTTGTCATGTCATAATAAAATATATTTACTTGTTAGAGTTTATATATCTTGATATGATTCTAGCGGCAATTACATTTATATGCATTAATATCGCGAGTGGCCGGAGTTACATTCAGGAAGTAATAACATTCTTTAATATTACCATATCTAAGTTCTTTGTAGAACCCAGAGGGTATCGCTGCACCTCCTGATACTCTTCTGATTGGCTTATTAAAGTCAATGAATATTGTAACAGAAACGGTCTTATTCATTGCTAGGGCACGTTCTCTAATTTCTAAAGCTTTCCAAACTCCACGATTCAGGGCCTGTTGTTGTAAAGCACAGTTGACATAAGTGAATGTTGTAAATAACATTTTTGAATTACAGTTAAAGGAAGCGGCTGGCGCCATGTGACCCTTGTCCCATTGATTATCAACGTAATCATAACTATCCGAAGTTCTAATACCGTCTATTGTATAGAATTCCATTCCACTTCTGGAAGCTGTTCCATCTGGACATCGAACAACATAATTAACTGATTTTGGTTGTTGTAGAACTTCAGAATAGACAATGTTAAAATATTCATTATTAACCTTTAAATTGTCTCTTAGTTTTTGAGCTGAAACCGAAGTAGTGACAAGTAATATTAGTAGAATTAATAGTTTTTTCATTATGGTATTGTTATTGATATTGTAATTCCGGCTGGGCCAGAAGAGATTAAATAAGTATTGTATCTGTTATCGTTAAACCAACCATATTTTTCAAAACGGAAAATTATACAGTCTTTACCTTCAAACCAGACGTGTATTGCGTTTGTTGCGTAATCTATTGAGGGTTGTGTAAGATACCCTAATTTCCATGATTGTCTAAATTCTTCTTCTAATTCGTCAGGTGTTATGTGGATAAACATTAGTCCCAGTAATTTTGTGCGTTATAGAAATATTCAATATTGTCTCGATTTTTCCAGTTTCTGTATAGTAATTTAATCATATTAAGGTAACCATATTTTTTAAATCTTCGGTTATCTTGCGTAATTAAATCAAATACTAATTTAAAGTTCTTTGGTTTGATTTGTCGACTAAGTAGCCAATCTTCGCTTTGATGTGCATTTTCATCATATCCTCCTAATTCAATAAAAACATCTCGTCTAATTAATGTAAATCCTCCAATTGCAAAAGGTCTGGTTTTTGAAAGAAACCAAGTTGCTA